GTCGGCGCAAGCGGTCCCGACGGTCCTCACCGTGTCGATGTTGCCGGCCTTCGCCTTCGCCGGGTTCGAGTCGCAGCCAACCACGTCGGCGTAAGCGGCGAGGCACACGACGAGGTCGATCGCGGGTCCGCGCCGCCCTCGGCGAAACTGGCGGCCGACGTCGCCGGGCTCGGCTACGTCGCACTCGGTTCGGGTCGGCGCGGCGACGGTGTGCCCGGCCGCGTGCAGCGCGGGAACCAACCGACGCCCGAGCCGGCCTGAGCCACCGAGGACGAGAACGTTCATTGTCACCTCCCCCGCCGGGTAACGACTACCGCGTGCCCGTCCGGCGGTAGCCGGCGATCAGCCGACGGATCAACGGCGGCAGGTCGCCGTCGCTCGCCGACGCGGAGCCCTTCGCCGTGTAGGCGTACTCGCCGACCTTCTCCGACTCGAACCCGCCCTTCGGTAGCTGGTTGAACACCCACGCACCGATCGCGTCCCCGGCGAGGGACAGCGCCCCCGGAACGCTGGCGTACCCGGCCTGATACGTCACGACGACCTTCCGCTTCCCCTCGGCGAAGAACGCGCCGTCGCCGGTCAGCACGATCTCGCCGACCTTGTCGCGCGAGTACCACTCGGTTGCGCCGAGCAGCGTTCCGTCGTTCGTGACGCCGGCAACCGAGCCGGCTACGACCGGGTAGTGCGAGAGCGCCACCCGGTCCTCGTTGGGCTCGCCGACGTCGACATAGTCCGAATACCACTGTTGCGTGACCGACCCTGAGATCGGATCGAGCCCGAGCAGCGGCAGGAGGATCGAGTCGACCGAGTCGACCGCGTACCCGATTCGGGCGTCGTGCTGGGTGACGCCGGCAGGGATCGAAAGGTGCGCCTTGACCCGCGCGGAGGTGGTGAACTGGCTTGCCATGCCCGGAGCGTAGCACGGCGGGCCGCCGCCAGTTGCCTACCCGGTCACGCCGCGCGCTTCGGCTCGCGGAACAGGACGACCGGGCCGCCCTCGCCGACCTTCTCGATCCGACCGTCGGCGGCGAGGGCCGCGAGGCGCGCGTCGACCACGGCCGCGCCGAGCTTCGTCGCGCGGGTCAGGAACAGGGACGTGACGCCGCGCGGAGCGTCGGAGCCGCGGATCGCAAGCAGGAGCGCGTCGTCGAGCACGGCGTTGGTGCCGTCGGCCTTCGCCGCGTCCTCGACCCGTGCAGCCTCGGCGTCGAGCAGGGCCTTGAACGCCTCGGTCTGGTCGACCCACCCTCGCCGCCAGAGGAACGTGCGGGTCGTCTCCTCGCGCACGAACGCGACGTGGCGGCGCGAGCCGTCGGGGAGGATGGCGACGACGGAATCGACGCACTCGTCGTAGCAGGGCACCGCGATCGAATGGGTGTCGTCGGGCGAGACGGTCGGGTGGACGACGGCATGGTTCCACGCGGGCGCGGTGGGCCACGACTTCACGATCTCGGCTGCGGACGGCTGGGCTTCGGGCATGGGACTACCTCTCGCCCGAAGCGTAGCACGGCGGCCGGCTACCTGTTCAGGTCGTCGTGGTCGGCCGCCACCGCCTGCTCCTTCCTGAACCGCCGGTTGCTCTGGCGGATCAACCTTCGCTCACGTCGCCGCTGGTCGATCCGGGAAAGCGCCTCGACCGCGGTGACGAGGTCACGCCGGTCGTCCTCGTCGAACCCGTCGACCCACCGACACGCGATGACGCCTCGAAGGTTCGACAGCGCGCCTGCGACCATGAAGTGCCGCGCCCCGTCCTCCCGCGCGTCGACCTGCTTCCGGGTCTGCTCGGGACGCTCGACGCGCTCGCCGGCCTTGCGCCGCCGGGCGTCGTGCGGCGTCGTCCGCATCGCGCCGTCGGTCAGCGTCCAGCACGGTTCGCCCTCGCGGGCGCCACAGCGAGGGCAGGGGAACTCGATCGGGGTAGCCATGCCGACGGGGTAACGGCCGCCCCGGTCAGCAGCCGAACCCGGTGTCCTCGACCGCGGCCTCGTCGCCGAGAAGCTCCTGCGCCGCGAAACCGGACCACGCGAGCCAGAACCCGAGAGCGTAGACCGTCAGGGCGGCGACCACGAACACGACGACCGGGCCTTCGAAGCGCGGGCGGCGAGGGACGAGGTCGAGCACGGCTCAGCCCCCGCGAACGGCGCGAGCGTAGAGGTCCTGATTCTGCCGCTCGACCTGCGCTGCGATCTCCACGCAACCGAGGGCGGCGAGGTGGGCGACGAGTTCGGCCTTGCTCACGTTCGCGTAGTGCCCCGGCGTCGGCGTGTCCGCCTCCTGCCCGTGCGGCGGTCGGTCGCCGGTCGCCACCGTGATCGCGATCAGCCCGCCGGGCCGCAGGAGCGGAACGCAGGCGGTGAGGGATTCGCGCCAGAACGGATCGTGCTCGAAGCACTCGCACGACACCAGCGCGTCGAACGGCTCGCCGTCCCAGCCCTTCGCCGGGAACTCGTGGGCGAGCCCGACCCAATCGGCGCCGGGCCGGTCGAACACGTCGACCCCGATCCACTTGGCGACCGTGCCGGGCGACGCCGACCGAGGCGAGCCGTTGATGTCCTGCGACCCGATTTCGAGGACGCGGATCACGGCCTCGCCGCGGGAGTCGAACCAGCCGAAGGCGTGGCGAACGAAGTGCAGGGGCTCAGCGTGCATCGGCCGAGCGTAGCCCGCCGTCGAAACTTTTTTCGTGTTTCTTCACCCGTCACCCTACCGCGTAACCGATAGCCGGATAGGTGAATGGGGCGGGGAGGAACAACAAGCCCGCACGGAGAACAAGATGACCACCCCGACCTTCGCCGCCCGCCTCGCCGAGATCAAGATCCAAGTCGCCGCCGTCGTCGCGTTCCGCGCCGCCTTCGCGGTCGGCGACACGGTCGGGATTCGCAACCGCCCCGGCACCTACCGGGTGCTCGCGATCGGAAGCGACGTCGGTAGCTGGCGCGCCGGTCGCGGGACCAGTGCCACCGCCGCCGACCGCGTCAAGGTGATCCGCCTCCGCGCCGTCCCCGTCTCGCGCGGCGCGGGCAGCGGGTGGAAGGCCGACGAGGTCGGCAACGAACTGACCTACGCCCGCGTCAACGTCATGCCGGCGTAGCCAAAACGCCGAAGGGGCTCGACGGTCGCCCGCCGAGCCCCTTCCTTCCGACCGGCCCGAGGGCTTAGGTCGGGGTGAAGATCGGCCCGATCCCGTGTTCGGCGAGGGTCTTTCGGACCTGCGGCCACGACTTCCCGAGCGCGACCGCGATCGCGTTCGTGGACTTCCCCTCGGCGGCCATCGCGTGGGCGACGAGAAGCTCCTGATCGTTTAGAAACGGCCTCCGGGTGTAGGGCGTCCCGCGGGCCGCGAGGGCGCGCGCGAGGCGCGTGTAGTTGATCCCGGTCGCGATCGACGCCTGACGGAGCGTCGCCCCGGCCATGAGGCGGGCGTCCACGTCGGCGAGTTGCTCCGGCGTGATCGGCGGCACACGGCGGACGGCCTTCGGCGCGACGCCGGAGCGGCCGGAGTAGATCGCATGGTTGACCGCAGCGGGCTCGACGTTGGCGGCTTTGGCGATGGTTTCGACCGGCGCGCCGAGCGCGTGAAGCTCGATCATCGCCTCGGCCATCGACGAAAGGATCGGACGGTTCGGCGCCGTCCGGCGGCGATACCGGTCGTCACAGTTGTCCGCCTGCGTTCCGAGTTCGAGGTGATCGGGGTTGACGCAGAGGACGGGCGGCTTTCCACCGTCGCACTTGTGCCGGATCACCAGCCCGGTCGGGATCGGCCCGTGAATCGACTCCCATAGGTAACGCCACGCGAGTTGACGTTTCGGCTCGTCGGGGCCGCGCTTGTGCGCCATCGGCAGCGCGATCGACGAGTTCCCCGTCCCGCCATTGAACGTCCAGCACGGTCCGAGCCCGTCGTATTCGGGGTGGCCGGTCGGGATCGGCCCGTCCTTGTTGACCTTCGACCAGAACCGTTCCTCCAACGAGCGAGTGGCCGGCATACGAACCTCCGAGAGAGGTTGTATACCGGCCACTGTCGAACGTCGAGCGGTTCGGCGCGGTTTAGACCGAGATACCGCCCAAGATGGAAGCTCCCTTGGAGTTTGCCAAAACCAAGGCCAGATCGACGAACATTTCGAAGGCGTCGTTCTGGCTCGTGGTCTTGGCGAGCGGGAGCACCGACATCGGGGTGAGTTCCTCGATCCAGCAGTACCGGGTGTTCACGATCACGAGCGAGGTCGTGGTGCCGCCCGAGAACGCGGTCTGGCTGGAGCCGCTCCACGTCAGGTTGTCGGGCATCGAGGTCGTCGGCACGAGCGGGATGCCGTCGTAGGTCTTCACGCGGAAGCCGCCGGCGATCTCGGTCATGTTGACGAACTGCTGCTGCGCCTGCAGGGCCGCGTTCAGCTTCCGAAGCCCGGCCTGCGAGCCGTAGATGCGGAGGTCGGAACGGTTGCCCGCGCCGCGCACCACGTCGATCGCCTCGTCGAGCTTGCTCAGGACGAGCGCGGAGCCCGCCGAGAGCGTGCTGTTCGCGACGACCTGCCCGGCGACGGCGTTGATCAGGGTCAGCAGGCCGCTGATCTGGTTCGCGCTCGCCGCGTTGTCGCCGATCAGGAGCGCGCTTTCGAGGAGGTTCGCGAAGTCCTCGGCCTTGTTCACCATCTCGGTCGCGAGCACGTCGCCGTAGGTGCGGCCGGTGGCCTGCAGCTTGCGGGTGACGGTGCCCTTGGTGAGCAGGGTGCGGTAGGTGAAGGTCGCCTGTGCGTAGGTGCCCGTCTCCTCCGTCCCCGAGTCGGTGTCAGCGACCCAAGCGCCGCCGGTCGTGCCGGGCGTGCGACGGTTGATCAGCGCGGCCTGTCCGCTGCCCGGCTTGCGGTCGAGCGTGGACTGGACGCCGAGCATCCGAAGCGAAAGCTGCTGGACGATCTTGTTGACGTTCGGCTGGAGCAGGACGGAGCCGGCGCCGGACGAGTTGAGGGTGCGCTGAAGGGCGGCGCGACGGCGGGGGTCGAGATCGGCCCAGATTTGATCGAGGGACATGGCAGGCTCCTGAAGTGTGGAAGTTGGTTTGGATCAGGACCACGAGCCGACGTCGGAGTCGGGCTCGCGGATCACGCCCTCGTCGACGGCGCTGTTGATCAGCGCGTGCAGGTCGGATTCGAGCGCAGCGCGCATCGACACCTGCTCCTCGATGGTGGCGCCGTAGTGCGACACCGACCGACGGTCGACGAAGCCCTTGGAGCGGACCACGGCGGCGAGGGCGGGAGCCTGCTCGACCACCTGCTCGGCGACGCCCTCGATCACGGCGCGGTCGAAGGAGCCGGCGCCAGCGTGGCCCTTGCGGCCGAAGTACCGCTCGGCGGTCCGGGCCTCGGAGGCCGCGAGGCGGGCGCGGAGCGCGGCGACCTCGGTGGCGTTGGGATCGGCGACCGGGGAGGCAACCGGGTCGGCGACGCGGGCGCCCGGAGGCGTGGCGACGGCGGTCCGGGCCTCGACGGCGTCGAGACGGGCGGCGATGGGGGCGAGCGACTCGGTCAGGAGGGCGCGGAGAGCTTCGGGGGTCATGTTGAGTTCCTCGGTGTTGGTGGAAGGCACGTCGCCGTCCGTGGCACCGGGAGAGGCTCGCTGGCCTTCGCTTCCCGCGTCGTCATCCGAATCGTGACGCGGCGCGTTCTCGGTGTCAAGGGGTACGGCATTGTTTCGTTCGTCAGCGGGCTCGGCCGCGACGGGTTCAGGGGTCGGCTCGACCTCGGCGGCGACGACCTTCGGCGCGGCGGCCTTGGCGCGGGCCACCGCGGAGTCGTGCGACGCGGAGATCGCAGAGCGCATCCCGTCGATCCACGAGTCCCCGTTCGACGGGCGGCGCGTGGCGGCAAGGTGGTCGAGTTCCACGCCCTCGATGATCACGCGCTCCGGAGGGTCCCACTCGCCGGCGTCGGCGGCGTAGATGTACCGAAGCTCGGTGAACCAGCCTCCGATCGACTGGCCGACCTTCTTCTTGCGGCCGATCATCTTCGCCAGCCGCTCGGCCATCGGCGCGTCGGCGTCGAGGGCGACCGCGACGCGCAGGGCGAAGCCGGGCTCGGTGGCAGCAGCCGCGTTCTCGACCGCGGACGACACGACCTCGCCCTTCGTGACGTAGCCGATCACGGAGTCCCACTCGCCGCCGTTGCCGCTCCACGACGGGTGCGCGGGCAGGTAGCAGACCTCGCCGGACGAGAACTGCTCGGCCATGCCGTCGAGCGCGCGCTTCGACATTTCGGTGCCGTAGGTGTCGACGCCGGTCGAGGACGCGACGCCGTACAGCATCATCTCGCCGCCCTCGCCGGTCGCGGGATCGGTGTCGTCCTCCTCGGCGGCCATGCCCTCGCCGTCGGCCTTCGTCACGATCTTCTGCTCGCCGGGGTTCGTCGGGTCGGTCGGCCCCTCGCCCTCGTCGTCGATCGTCGGCAGCGGCGCGCGGACCGCGGCCTCGACCCGAGCGTCGGTCAGGAGCGCGGAGAACGCGAACGGGACACGAGCGCGCACGAGGTAGGTGCGGCGCCCGTCGACGATCTCGGCCGGCTGCGTGAGGTCGGGCGCGGCGACGGATGCGAGGGAAAGCGACATGGCGACTCCTGACCGTTGCCGGTCTGGTGGTTCGCGGGCGCCTCGATGGGCGGTCGTTCCGCTGGTTTCCCGAAGGGTAGCAGCGGAGGCGCTGCGGCGCAAGCCCGGCGGCTATTCGGCCCCTCCGTCGTCGGCCGCGTCCATTCGGTCGACGAGCTTCGAGGACCAGCCGACCGCGGGGTCGCCGCCCCACAACGCCCACGCCACACGGCCGGGCGACGGGTATCCGTCCTCGCCCGGCGAGAACCCGGTTCCGTCCTTGTCGACCTCGTGGCGAGCGAGCCACGCCCGCATCTTGCGGGCCTTCGCGGGCGTGATGTCGTCACCGTCGCGCAACTTGCGCGCCCAGCGAACCGTCTCAGGCTTCAGCCCGTCGCCGCCCTCGCCGGCCTCGTACCAGTCCACGCCCTTGCGGCACTCGGCTCGAACGCCGGCCGGCGGCGAGAAGTCGATGTCGGCATACTTGTCCGCCCGCGTGTTCGGCGCGGCGTCGCCGGCCCTGCCGTTGGCGGCGAGCGACACGGCGGTCCCGGCCGCGACCTCGGCCGCCGTGTGCCAGACGGCCACGCAACGGCACCGGCCCTCGCAAACGCGCTCGCCCGGCCACGACGTCACCGACGCAACCGCGACGAACCCCTTGCGCGACTCGTCTAAGCACTCGTCGCACTCGTCACGGCCGCCGGCGTCCACGTTCTCGATGAACCACGACTCGGCCGGGTCCTCCGGGTTCCGGTTCGGGTCGGCGTTGCGCCGGTTGGCGTCCTCGGTTGCCTGCGCCGACGCCTGCTTCGTGGTCAGGTCGACCACCTTGCCCGACCAGTTGTCGATCCGATTGGCCTGCGCGCCGAGCACGGCGGCAAGCGCGGCCTCGGCCTCGGCCTTCGTGCTGGCCGGCCCGAGCGCCGCGAGCATGGCGGCGGCGCTGGTCGGCTTCTTCGAGGCGGTGAGGGCGGACACGAGCGACGCGAGCAGTTCGGCCCCGATGGCAGTTCCGATGGAGGCGAGCAGGTCGTCGAACAGGGACGACTCGGCCTCGCCCTCGGCGCGGGCGATCGCCGAGCGCGCCGGCATGGCGGCGCCGTCGAGCCGGGCGATTGCGATCTCGGCGAGCGCGCCCATCGTTTCGAGGAGCCCGCCCTGCGCGGTCAGGTAGCCGACCGCCTTCTCGTGGTACTCCCGCCCGGCCACAGCGGCGGCGGCGAGGTCGGGCGACGAGCCCTCCGTCCACGTCGCGGCGGCCGTCCGTCCGGCCTTCGCCGCATCGACGTAGATCGACTCGGTCGACGCGGACCACGTCGACCGCAGCTTGGCGAGCGCGCCGTCCACCGCCTTGCGGGAGGCATCGGCGTCGTCGCGCGCCTCGCTGCCCGGCTCGTGGTGGCGGGCGACCGCCTCGGCGATCGCAGCGGAGGCGTCCCGGTAGCGCGGGAGCACCGCGTCCCGGTAGGCTACGATCTGGCGCGCGGCTTCGGGAAGGTCGATCGTCCGCAGCCCCTTGAACCGGCCCTCGGGTTGCCAGTCGCTCGGCAGGTCGTTCTCCGGGTTCGGCCACGTCCGGACGTCGGGCGCGTGGTCGTGTCGGCAACCGAGCCCGTGGACGTGCGCCTCGGCCCGGCTCGACCTCTTGCCGGGCGCCGCGGCCTCGCCGTCCTCGCCCGTCTCGCCGTCGGTGTCCTTGACCCCGCCACCGTCGCCCTTCCCCTTGCCGCCCTTCGGCGGTTCGGGGTCCGGCTCGTCCTCGACGTCGCCCGGCCCACCGTTCCCGCCGCCGGCCTCGCCCGACCCTTCGGCTGGCGGCACCTCGGCCTTGACCGGCTCCACGACCGCGTCGACCAGCCGCCGGAGCGTGCCGTCGGAGCCGAAGATCATCGGGACGTCGCCCTCGGCGCCGTAGAGCGGCAGGCGCTCGGACGCGCGCCACTCGTTCAGGGTCATGGCGCCGACCTTGACCGCGCCGAGCTTGGAGTCGCGCTGCTTGGCGGCCTCGTCCGGCTTCAGCTTCTGGTCGAAGTCGAACTCGAACCGCAGGAGCTTGGCGAACCGCGGCGCGACGACCCTCGGCAGCAGGCGCGCGTTCACCTTGCCCGCGAGCAGTTCGAGGATCGGCCGCAGGAGGTGCGAGTTCGACATTTCGGCCATGACCTCGCCCACCGCGCGCGGCGTGTTGTCGGTCACGCCGGCCTCGATCGGCATGATCCCGAACGTGCGCCAGATCGCACGGCGCGCCTCGTCGACGATCGACTTCATCTCCACGCCGAGGATCGCCCGGCGCAGTTCGAGCCACTTCGCGTCGACCGCCCCGTGCTCGCCGCCGATCACGCGGAGCTTCCCCTCGCGCCCCTTCATGCGCTGCAGGTCCGACTTCGCCACCTCCAGCGCGTCCCCGGCGATGCCGCCAAGCACGAGCAGGCCGGGCGGAATCTCGTTCGCGTCGAGGAGCGACATCGCCTGCTCGGACGCAAGCAGGACCGACACGACCTCGTTCAAGCACGATTCGATCAGCGGCAGGCCGAGCGGCCCGGTCGTGTTCGGGAACAGCCGGAGGTAGAGCACTTCCTGCGGGTCGAACCGGACGACCGGCGTGCCCGCCGTGTCGCTCCCGCCCGCGTACCCGGAGCCGGCGGTCGCGTAGCCCATCGGGTCTTGGACGTACTCGATCGTGCGGTTGTATTCGTTGACGCGCGGGTAGACCTCGCGGCCGGGGAGCGGCGCGACCTCCTCCAGAACCCCGCCCTTGCCGGCGACCAGTTCGAGCGCGCCCGCGTCGTGGACGAGCAGGTCGATGCCGACCTCGGTCCAGACCTCCTGCCACGTCAGCCCGTCGAGGTTCGGCGCGGCGAGCCACGCGGTCGTGTCGGCCGCGACGCTGGCGAGCGTCTCGTATCGCTTGTCTCGCGGGTCGACCGTCGGCACGATCCGCCAGTCCCACGTCGCCACCCGGCGCACGATCGAGTCGACGCAGAACCGAACGTCGGGGCTCGTGGTGTAGATTCGCCACGCCTGCATCGGCGTGAGCAGCCGCTGCGAGAGGATCGTGCTGACCGGGAAGATTCGCCCGGCCGCGGACATCCCGACGAAGCCGGGAGCGTGCCCGCGCCGGGCGCGTTCGAGCGCCTCGCCGGCGTCGCCCCACGCCCCCCACTGCGAGAGGCGGGCGCCGTTCGACGCGGGGAACGGAACGACGTCGCCGCCCCGCTTCGCGAGGTTGACGGTCGGGCTGGTCATGGCGGCTCGGGACATCGCGGCTCCGTGGCGTTCGGCCACGGTAGCACGGCGGCGGCCGAACTACCCGCTCCGCGGCCTCGCGTGGCGCGCCTGCGCCGCCGCAAGCACGACCGGGTCGTATTCGAGCCGAACCTGCTCGGCGAACAACTCCTTCGGCCACGGCGTCGCCTTGTCGACGGGTTCGAGCACGACCCAGCGGTCGCCCTCGCGCTCGGCCTCGTTGACGTCGCGCCGCGGCATCGGGAGCAGTTCGCCGATCCCCGAGAACTTCAGCGGCGAGGCAGGGTCGGCGACGAGCCGGCACTCGACGCCGATCACGACGCCGTAGTGCGCGCGCGAGCCGCCGGACAGCAGGATTACCGGCTTGTCCTTTCGGTGCCCACTGTTGCAGTCCTTGGGCGACCCAGCCGCGGTCACGGTGAACCCGTAGTCGCCGCTCACGGCTTGTGCCCGGCGAGCAGGGCGTCGATCTTCCAGATCAACTCGGTGACGTGCGGCAGGCTCCCGCCGAGGTCGTCGAGTTCCTCGCGGGCGGCGAGCAGGAGGTTGCGCGCAGCGAACCCGATCTCGTCCGGCCGGGCATCCGGAGCCCTGCGGCCGAGCGCCTCGACCTGCGCCTTCGTCGGGTCGCTCACGGCGCCCCCGCGGCCTTGGCCGCCACTCGGGCAACCGCGGCCCGCCGAATCTCGCTGCGCTCCGTCGCGTTGAGCGCGCCGGCCTTGTCGATGTCCGGCCAGTCAGGCTCGCGCCCGATGTAGGCGGCCGTCTCGCACATCGCCTTCGCGCGGTCGTAGGCGGCCGACCACGACGCGAACGGCTCGCGGGTGAGCGGCGTCACGGCGACACCGCCTCGGCCGCGCACGCGGCGCACGCGCAGTTGAAGTCCTCGCCACATTCGATCTCGTCGCGCAGCGTTGAGGCGCCGACCACGTCGTCGTCCTCCTCGTCCCACTCGGCCGGCGGGCCGTCGCAGCCCGGCGGGTAGTTGTCGCTTCCGTACCCGTTCATCTTGTCGCCCTCGACACCGAGGTAACGGGCGTCACCCGTCCCCGCCGTCCTCGGCTTCTCGATCTCCGACCACCACGAAGCGAGCGCCCCGGTTGAGCAGGTCGTAGGCGACCCGCGCGTATCCGTTGGCGAGGAAGTAGTGGTCGGGCGCCGACCCCTCGGTCCAGACGTACCGGTCGCGCTTCTCGGACAGCGTCCGCACCGGCGCCTTCATCTGCCGCACGAACCCTTCGACCGCCTCGACGTCGCCGGGGAACACGCGCTCGGCCGGGCCGGCTGCGATCTCCTCGAACACCGTGTCGAGCAGTTGCGTCCGGTCGACCGTCACGATCCGCGACGACCGGTCGAGCTTCATCGCATACTTCTCGTCCCCCGACTTCGCGCCCGGATGGAACTGGCACAGCCACACGGCGAGCCGGCCGCCCTTGTTGCGCGCCTTGTCCCGTATCTCCTGACACTTCGTCCGCTCGGGTCCAGCGTCGAACACGGCGACCTGCACCCGGTAGCGTTCGAGGATGTCCCACGCCGCGTCGAACGAGCCAACGGCTGCGACGAGGGCGGCGCGCCGCGTCACCTTGCCGCCCGGCAACTTCTCGATCACGTCGACGAACACGTTGAGCACCTTGCCGACGTCCACGCCGGCGACGACCGTTCGAGAGCCGTAGCCCTCGCCGCCGACGGCGTCGTTCGCCGGGCCGACGGCGCAGCGCGACAGCATGGTCCCCGACACGCTGAACCCTTCGGCGTCCACCGCTTCGCCGAGCACGCCGCGCCGGAACTGGATCACACCCTCGACCGAGCCCTGCTTCTTGTTCCACTCGACGATCAACGCCCGGAGGCTCTGCGACAGGACGTCGAGCCGCGACATCGTGTAGCTCCGGCGCCCCGCGTCTGGCCTCGCCGCGACCCACGCCGCGCCCTTCGCCAGCCGGTCGAACGGCCGGCGGCAGGACACGCAGACGGGCCGAACGTCACCCCTCGACGGGTCGTCGCTCCGCTCGGCGTCCCGTGCGATCCAGCCGCCCGTGTCGGTTCGCTCGACGATGTGGACGTCCCACGCGAGCACCTGTCGGTGTCCGCAGCAGGAGCAGCGCCAGAACCACCGGCGGCCGTCGCCCTCGTCGTAGAGCTTCGAGATTCCCCAGCCGGGCCGGGTCGGGTTCCCGAGCCGGAACATCTGCGGGTGCGGCGACGCCCGGAGCCGGTTCTCGGCCAGCGCGAGGTTCTTCTCGCCGCCGGCGTTCACGCACTCGTCGTACTCGTCGACGATCAGGACGTCGGTCGAGAACTCGACGAACTCGTCCGACACGCCCGCGCCGAGGTATCGCTGCGACCCCTTCCCGAAGTGCTTCACACGGATGTTCGACGAGCCCTCGGCCTCGGTCGAGCCCTCGGCGATCTCGCCGCCGAGCAGGACGCGGTACTCCGGCACGATCCGATGGAGCGGGTCGACCCGCGTCTTCACGAAGTCGTCGCGGCCCCGGCCTTTCGGCAGGACGTAGGTGACCGACCGAGCGGCCCAACCGCTCCGCTCCTGCGTGAACGCGACCATCAACTCCGACCACCCGGTCTGCACCGCCTTGACCGCGTCGGCGCCTTCGAGGTTCGGGAAGTCGCGCCACAACTCGACGAGGTACGGCATCGACGCGAACGAGAGCGGCTGGCCGCGCGTGTTCCGGTGAACGCCCCGGCCGAGCCCGAGCAGCGGGAACTCGGCGGCGAGGCGGGCGTCGAGCCCCGCGTAGGGGGGCGGGGTGGTCACCCAACCCCCACCGACTCGGCCGTCGGCGCGCCGTTCGCGAGCAGGGTCCAGACCTCGTAAGGGGGCGACCGGCCGTCGGTCGGCGCGTACACGTCGACCTGAACGCCGACCCCGTGCATGACCGCCCGGCCCGTGATCGAGGCCTCGGCGGCGAGGCGGGCGGCCCTGAGCGGCCCGGCTTCGATCAGCCAGCGCGGCCGGAGCGCCGGGTGCGGAACCCACACGGACCGGCCGAGCAGGACGAGCGCCCGCGCGCCTCGCTTACCGACGTCGCCGAGCGGCGGCGAGACGACCGGAGGGTGGCCGCCGAACTCCCGAAGCTCGGCGTCGAGGTCGAGGTCGGGCAGGTCGGCGTCGCCCATCAGCCCGACCGGCTCCGGCGCGACCCGAGCGGCGAGCGGCGACCAGAACTCGACCACGTTGCCGTCGCCGCCCCGGTAGACCTCGACGAACAGGGCCGCCCCGTCGCAGCGGGCGCGAGCGGTCGTCGACTGACTCGACGCTTCGGTAAGGGCGGCGAGCCCGCGACGGTCGAGGACGAGCCGGACGTCCTTCCCGGCTACCGGGCCGCCGTAGGTGAACCGCGCAAGGTGAGCCGGGTAGCCGGCCCGCTGCATCAGCGCACCGTGCGAGCGATGCTCGACGAGCGGCGAGCCGGGCGACGGCGACGGGCGGGGTGAGACGACGTCACCCGCGGTCACGGCCACCTCGCGAGCACGAACGTCCACGCGATGAAGATCGGGCCGCCGAGGATCGCGGCGAGAACGCCGTACACGAGCCAGATCGGCGGCGGCGCGCCCGGACTTGCCGTTCCCATCACCCTCCCCCCTTCGCGCCGAGCAGGCGCAGTTGTTCTCGGTCAGGGCCGATCCACTCGTCGACCCACGCCTTGCCGCCGTCTCCCGGCTCTCGGATGGGCGCACCATCGCACCCGTCGGCGCTCGCCTCGCTCTCTGCGAGGAGCGGCGCCAAGGCCGCGCGTAGCTGGTCGATCACGACCGCCTTCCGTCGGCGCGGGATGTTGCGCGACTCGCGCGGCAGCGAGGCAAGGAGAGCCCGAACGGCGTCGAGGTCAATAGCCATCGGAGCCCTCCGCGCGTTGAACGAGCCGGCGAACGCGCGCCTGCTCCTCGTCGGGCAGCGCCGCGAGCGCATCGGCGTGCTCCGGCTCGATGCCCTCGGCGCTGGCCTCCTGCCACGTCACATCCTCGGCGGTGAGCGGCCATGCGACGTGGTGAGTCGCACCCCACCGCCAATAGCCGTGGCTGTCGCACGTCAGGTCGGCGCTGAGCACGCCGTCCTGCGCGGTGGGGTGGCGGCAGGTGTCGCCCGTGAAGCGGAACGGCGCCGTTTCGGGCGGGAGGTCCAGGGGGCGAAGGTCAAAGAGCATGGCGGGCCTCCAGAGCGGCGACGAGGGCTTCGGCTTCCACGTCGCTAAGCGTGGTCGGCATGGTCGCACTCCTCTCGCGCGGGCAGGTAGTAGGCATGTTCGCCGACGCCGCGCCGCGTGATCCCCTCCTCGTCCATCCGAACGTCCCGATACCACGTCTCACACTTCAGGATGGGCACGTCGAGGCACCACACTTCCGTAATGACGTGGTCATCGCTGGTATACGAGGCTCCAACGCCTACGCCCGAATCCGGCTGGCCGAGCAAATCGCGCAGGGTGCGCCACAGCGCCACCCCCAGCGACTCAGGGCAGCGCAGCCACCGCACGTCGCCGCTCACGACGCCACCCCCCCGCAGTCCACGAGCGCATCGTAGATCGCCATCGCCTATTCTCCCACCGCTTCGGTAACGGGCGACGACTCGACGCCGATCGTAACGGCGTCGCCTTCATCCCCGACCTCGCCGAGCGCGTCGAGGATCACGGCCAACTCCGCGACGTCGTCGCGCATGGCCCGGACGAGCGCGCCCTTGTCGGTGGACTGGCGAGCGTCGGCGACCCGCGCCGAGTCGCGCCACCCGGCCCCGCGGGCGTCGAGCAGGCCGGTGTGCTCCGTGCGGGACGTCGCGCCCCCGGTCAGGAGCGCCCGCGCCTTGATCAGCATCGGCAGCGAGGACATCGTGACCTTGACCTTGCCCGCCCCGAGTTCGCGGGCGAAGTACCCGAACGCCGCGTCGACCAGCTTCACGAGCCGGTCGGTCGGGTCCGCGGCGGCGGCCTCGGCCTCGGCCCGCTGGGTCGCGAGCAGCGACAGGAGCCGAACCTCGGCGTCCGGGCTCGCGGCCCGTGCGGCGGCCAGCAGTTCGCGGTCGACCTCCCGCAGCGACCGCTCGTCGATGGGCGAGCCCATGATCGAGCGCAGCACGTTCCGGGCGTCCTGCGCCGTCAGCACGACCTTCTCGCCGCCCTTGCGCTCCCGGTCGGCGATCCGATCCGCGGTCCGCGCCACGGCCTCGGCCGCCTTCGCCCGCGCTTCGAGGGCCGCGCCCCTTGTCCGCGGCTTGCGCCCGACGGCGTCCGCGATCGCCGAGCCCACGTCGTCGCCGATCAGCTTCGCCACGACCGACCCGTCCGACGGTGCCGGCTTGACCGCTTCGAGGTCGACCGTCCGCCCCCCTCTCGGCGTGCCGGCCTTCATCCCGTTCTGCACGCTTACGGGCTCGGCATCGGCGATCGCGGCCGCGAAATGGTCGTGCCGGCTCGACCGGCGCTCGTTCTGCCGCGCCTCGATGTCCTCCGCGAGCCGGGCGGCCGAGCAAAGCCAGAGTTCCGGGATGGAGTCGGCCGGCGGGTCGAGGACGGCGGCGATCCCGAGAATCTCGCGCCCGCTCATTTCGAGCAGGTACAGCCGCCGGTACGTCACGTATGCGACCTCGTCCGGCCGGGCGAACCCTTCGATCCGAGCCGCGAACTTGCGGTTCTTGTGGGCGAGCCGCATCAGGTACTTCGAGGTGGACGTCGCGGCGGCGCAGGCCGCGAGCAACGCCATCTGGTTCGGGTACGACGTCCCGCCCGCCATCGCCCACATCAGGAACGCCCGGTGCTCCGGGGCTGTCTCGCCCCTCACCCGCGGCAACTCGACCCGAGCCCGAACCCGGATCGCAGACGCGAGGGCGGCGCCCGACAACCTCTTGGCCGTCCGCTTGTCGGTCGCCGTCTGCGCCTTCGTGTTCTTGTCGGCCACGGTCATCCTTTAGCGCGCCGAGAGCGCGCCCGCAGCCTACGTTTTCTCGTCGCTGGCGCATGTCCGCGACGTGGCCTCGGCCGTCGACGACCGCGGGGTAGCCTCGGAGGCGGTAGCGGGCACGGCTCGCCGCTCGGGTTCGACGGCTTGAACGCCGGCAGTATCGGCGGCGGCGAACGCCGGAACGCGTGCCTCCAATCGCGCCGACGGCCTGTTCTCGGGTAGCCGCCCGAGCCGGGCGAGCGTCGCTTCGACGGCCGCGATGGGCGGCGAGCCGGCGGCGAGGAGGAAGGTGGAGCGGTCCGGCCGCAGCAGTCGCCAGCGGTCGGCGCCCACGGTCCCGAGCACGCGACAGCGCACGCCGTCGACCACGACGACCCACCCGCGAGCGGCCTTCGTGTCGACGGCCCCGATCATCGGTCCGGGCCGGCGGCGCGGCTCACCGGCCGCCTTCAGGCTCGGGCGTCCGGCCCTCGACGATCGCGCGCAGGGCTCGGACGGTGACGGCGGACGGCGACCGCCCGTCCTCGACGGCGCCTTCGAGGTCGTCGAGCATCTGCCCCGCGACGTACTTCAGGACCGACAGCATCCACCGCTCTCGGCTCGACTCGGCGGCGAGGTCGGCGTTCGGCTTGCTTCCGATCCCACGACGGTCGTCATAGGCGTCGAGGGCTTGGTGCGTCGGGACCGATAGGCCGGCGACGTCGTTCCCGTCGTGCATGAAGGCGAGCAGGGCGGCGTGCTCTGCCGCGTCGGCGCGGACGGCGGCCAACGTGGCGACGGCCTCGTTGCGTTCGGCCGAGAAGATCAGGGCGGACTTCGACAGGTCGTCGCCGCGGTTGCGCTCGACGCGCAGCTTGTCGGCGAGCCGCGCGATCCGATGTTCGAGCGCGAGCCCCGACGGAACCTGCGCCGCGTCGAGGACGAGGTGCGCCGCGTCCCGTTCGATCTCCATCTTGCCGATGGTCGCCTCTGCCCGCTCGGCCCATGCCCGGACGGCTTCGATCTCGGTCGGCGGCGTCGGCGGCTCGCCCGGCTCCCCCGCGGTCGGGAGGCACGGCGCGGCCTGCGCCTCGACGGCAGGCGGCCCCTCGGGGGATAGGTCGGCGACGGCAGGCGGCCCCTCGGCGCCGGCGGCGAGGTCGGCGACGGTCGGCGTCTTGTTCGTTCGCTCGGCGATCCGCCTCTGCCGGGCGGCCCACAGCGTCTCGAACGCCTCGTGCGGCGCCGTCGCCGCATCGAAGTCGGCCGGAATGTCGCCGTCCTCCCTCATGGTCTTGGCCCGCGCCGTGTGCTGGTTGCACAGCGGCACCCGGCCGAGCTTCATGCAGTCGCCCCATCGGCACGACCGGTAGGGCTTGCGGCCGTCGTGCTCGAACGGCCGTGGCGCCTTCGGCTTGGCCGGTCGCTCGGCAACGAGCAGGCTCGCCCGGTCGTCCGACTCGGCCGCTCGCTCGCCGAACCGCTCCCGCCGCTCGGCGGCGACCAGCGCGTTCGACTCTGCGATCTGGACCGCGTGGTGCGGGCAGACGCGCTTCTGCTCGCTCACGCCGGAGCGGTAGAGCATGGACACCGTGGCGGTCCCCTCGCCCGGACACGGCTTGCCGGTGGCCTCGTGCTTCGTGACTTCGCATAGCAGCATCATCGGTCCTTCTTCTCCGTCGGGAACAGGTTGGCGAGCGCCGCGGTCTGGCCCTCGCTGAATCGCAGGTAGGTGACGAGGGTGTAGACGAACGCGGACCCCTCGACCCAACTCGGCGCGACCACGAACATACCGCGGCGGTCGGCGGCGAGGAGGTAACGGTCGCGCCCCGGCCCTCGCGGCTGGCGGCGCTGCAAGATCGTACACGCGAGGTCGGATTCGATCTCGGTCGCCTCGTCGATCAACTCGCAGACGGCCCACGCGGACCGAACGTCGTGGTGCTCGGCCACCCGCTCGCGGGCGTGACCGCTCACCCACACGGCGGGCATGTCGGGCCGCTCGGATAGCCTCGGGAGCGGCTTCACGGGCACACCGGGTAGACGGCAAGCGTCGCGCCGGCGGGACCGGCCCTGACCGCGGCAACGACGTCGTCGGGAACGCGCCACAGGCCCTGCGCGCCCTTGCACGGCACCGGGACGGCGAGGGCGTGGACACGATCGAACCGCCACTGCTCGTGGCCGGGAACGGCCCACGGGCTCGCCTTGGCGGCAGGGTCCGATAACGCGGCGACCCGGACGACGGCGACGACCGCGCTGCGGGGCAGGGCGGCGAGGTAGCCGGCGCGGACGGTGCGCCACCGCGACTCCCTGTTGCCGACGTGTCGCTCCACGCGCACGTCGGTCAGGTCGGCCGGGAGGAACGGCCCGGCGGTCACGGCGAGCCAGTCGCGGAACTCCGGCGAGTCCGCGTCGGGGTAGTTCTGCTTTCCGGCGTGGATCGCGAGCCACGCGCCGACGGGAAGCCGGCGCCCCGGAAGCCACGTCCGGTTCTCGACGTCCTTCCCCCACGACGCGATGCCCGTCGCGAACGGCTGCAGGACGGTCAGCGCGTAGAGTTCACGAGACATCGCCGACGACCTCCTCAGACGCCTTCGTCGCCACGAGCTTCGCAGGGTACGGCATCGAGCACCCTTCGGCGTGGGCGACGAGCCGCTCGGGCACCGTCTCGTCGCCGAAGTCGACCCGGAGCCCGGACGCCTCGACGACGGCGCCGAGCGGGAGGTGAATCCGGGCGTCGGCGTACAGCGGGCGCTCGAAGCGGGTCAGCAGGGTCAGCGGGTCGATCTCCAGCCGCCGGTGAAGCGCGACGCAGTCGGCATCTCGCTCGCCGAACCGTTCCCGCCCCTCGGTGCCGAGCCCCTCGGCCAGTTCGCGGGCGACGTAGTCGCGGAGCACGGCCTCGACGCAGACGCATCGGATCAAGCTCGACGGCCCGCCGACCGGTCGGCCGGTCCGGGCGAGCATGTGCATCCACGCGCGGCCGACGAGGACGTGGAAGGTGCGGGTGTCGTCAGACTCCTCGCTCTCGTCCGGTACGACGACGTGCGCGACCCGAACGCAGCGGCGCTGCCGGTCGGCCGGCATCGCGTCGGGGAAGCCCGCCGTCGTCTTGATCTCACCGCTCGCCGGGTAGCCGAGCACCGCCCGCACCGCCCTCTCCGCACCGCTCGTTTCGTCCATCGATCACCTCCCGCCCACGGTAACGAGCGAGCCGCGGCGCCGCCGGCTGGAGCGAGCCGCGAACTTTTTTCGACTATCTGCGCTCCGCTTCCTTTACGCTATCCGATAGGCGGTTACATGATTGGGGCGGGAAGGACCCCGCGCTCAACAACCCACGGAGAACAAGATGCCCAGCAAGAAGAACACCGAAGCCCCCGCCGCGAAGATCGCCCGCAACCCGTCGGACAAGACGGCCCGCGCCATGTACGACGCGGTCGTGGCGCAGGAGGGCACGGTCGGCGGGGTCCCGGCCCGCATCGCCCTGTACGGCACCAAATACGCCGCCCTCGAAGTCGGCGGCGAGGGCGCGTGGGAGGTCGACCACGACACCGCGTTCGGCGGCGTGCGGGCGATCGAGGCGCTCCGCAGCGGCTTCGACGAGGTCGAGGCCCCGGCCGCGGTGGTCGAGCCGGAGAGCTTCGGGATCGTCGCCGACGAGCCGAAGGGCGCGGGCGGGATGGCCAGCGTTCCCCTCACCGACTTCGTCGCGCCGTCCCCGGCCGAGGACGTCGTCGAAGGCCTCGCGGTCCTTCCGGCCCCCGTGGTCGCCGCCGAGCCCACCTACGCGACGCTCGACGAGGTCCGGGCCGCCCACGAGGCCGAGGTCCGCGGGTCCTGCCGCGCCAGCGTCCTGCGCGCCTTGCGGGTGCGGGCCGGGGAGATCGCGCTCGGGGTCGAGAAGGCCCCGAAGGCCGCCACGGCGACGGCCGGCTCCGGCGACAAGGCCAAGAGCCTTGCGGCGCTCTTGCTGGGTTGGCAGGCGGCCGAGTACGCCTCTGCCGGCGGCTTCAACGTCCCGCTCGAAGCGATCAAGGCGGCCGGCCTCTGCGCGAGCGCCTGCAAGCCCCCCTACTGGATCACCCCCGCCGCCCGCGCCGCCCGCGCCGAGGCCGGCTGCTACGCCGGCGTCCGCAAGAACGCTGGCGGCTTCTACCTCCGCATCCAGCCCGAGTAGCGCGAGCGAAGGCGCCAACAAGCGGGCGACGGCCTACCGTCGCCCGCTTGCGTAGATGAACAGGTTGGGCGGATACCACTCCCATCGCTCGACGCCCGGCGGAATCTTCCGCGACAACTCCACCCGCGAGTACCACCCGCGCAGCTTCTCGACCACGGCGTTCAGGGTGGCGATCCGCGGGTCGATGTCGAACGACCACTCACACGCCAGCTTCCGGAACACGGGGGCGCGAAGCTCGGAAAGAATGCCGATCTCGCACCCCTCGACGTTGAGCTTCACGTTCGCGTCCTGCGCGATGGACGAGAACCGAACCGCCGGCACGACCACGTCGGAGCCGCCGCGCCGCTGCTTCATCACCGAATGCCGCCTCTGCTGGAGCGGCTTCGCGCCGAGGTGGAGAGTGATCGTGTCGCCCGCGTAGCTGTCGGGCATCACCGCCGCGTGAACGACCTTCGCCGCCTTGCCGAACAGGTTGGCGCGGAGGACGGGGAGGTTGCTCGGGGCCGCCTCGTAAGCCTCAACGAACGAAGCGCCTCGCGCGAGGGCCAGCCGCGCGAACCCGCCGACGTTGGACCCCAAGTCGAGCCAACGCTCGCCGGGCTCCACCTCGCAGCCGCGCCGGAGGTAGGTGTTGCGCTGGACCGTTTCGCCGATCGCCTTCTCGTCGCTCGTGCCCGGCCGGACAAGGAACGAAAGCGGCATCCCGCCCGGCGGCTTCACCTCGATACGCTCGAACTTCAGTGCTTCGGGCTCCGCCATACAGCCTCCTTCTCGCTTCGTTTGGACCTCGCGCGCACCAACTCGTCGGCCGCGCAAAGGCAGTGTTCCATTCCCTGCATCGTGTAAGCTACGACGCTCGCCCTGTAGGCGTCCGGCGCGATCTTCCGCAACGGCGTGACGCCGTGCAGCACTCGGCCACCCTGAAACACGACCAAGTCCCCATCGGCCATGCGAAGCGCCACCCGGTACTGCGGGAGCAACAACTCTGCGCCGAGCGTTCCCCGCTTCACCACCAGAACATTACTCGGGTGCGCCCGCTGGTTTCCCGCGTCGTAATGGTACGGAATGGCGAAGTTGATATTGACGTTCAACGTCGTGAACGGCGTGTCGCCGAATCGCCAGTGGGGCAAGACCTTACCCGTAGCCGCCAAATGCGCGGCATACGCCTCCGGCATGCCCTCCGCATAGGCCCCCGACACCGACTCAACAGCGCGCCGCGCCTCCGGGTAGAGTTCTGGATAGCGCGCCGTATGCGCTGAAAAACGGCAGTAGTCGTTCCTCAACGTGGCCCGAGGCAACGACCCAAAGATGAGTCGGCAGCCGGGCATCCCGTTCGTGCGCAGGGCCACTTCCGGCGTCGCTTGCGCCAGAATGCGCCGCACCGAAGTAGCCGCCCCCTCGCACCGTAAGTAGACCCCCACGGTCGCCCCCGCGTCGTCTACCAACCGGAGTGGGGGCGCAAGCCTTTCCCAACCAGCCGGCACACCGCGCGGCTTCACGCCAACGAGCGACCGAACCTCGTCGTCGCCAACGGCCGGCGAAACTACCCGCACCGCCCCTCGTAGTCAGCCAGCAGCCCCAAGACCGCCTCGCTGTTGGTCTCCACCCCGAGCCCCTTCTTCGCTACGTTCAGCCGGCGGACCACATCCTCGTATTGCGCTTGTTCGCAGTAGAACTCAAACTTCTTGGTGTTCGACGCGAGGTAGTCCTCGGTGCTGTTGTGCGTTGGCGTCCCTTCCTTCGTCGTGCCCAACGCCACGCGCTCCTCGGCTTCCGGCTCGGCCGCCAACGGCGGCAACGCCTCCGGGGCCGGCATCGCCGCGAGAAGCCCGCTCAACTCGTCGTCCGACCACAGGCCCGCCGCGAGTTCCGGCCATTCCTCGGCCAGCGCCATGATCGCGTTCGCGTCCCACCCGGCAAGCTCGCCCGTCCGGTTCAGCCGGACCGAGATCTTCCGGAACGCAACGTCGTCGCATTCGATCTCGACCACCTGCGCCTCGACCCACCCGAGCCGGCGCATCGCTTCGAGCCGGCCGTTGCCGGACACGATGCGCATGGTCCCCGCCTGCACCACCAAGGGGTCGACCTGCCCGTGCTCTGCGAGCGACGCCGCCGTTTCTGAAAGGTCGCGCTCGTCGTGCAGGCGTGGGTTCGACTCGTCCGCGACCAGCTCGCTCAACGGTACGGTCCGAACCGTCAGCGCGTTGCTCTTGGTAACCATTTCGACCTCGTAGGGTGTCTGCCGTTCAGCGTAGCACACTCGCGAACGCCAAGCACCATCCAACGACCGATACGGCGGCGAGCGCCGCGAGCGAGGCCCGCCCCTGCCAAGCGGCCGGGTGTGGCGCGGCCACGCCGACCCGGCTCGGCCGGGTGAGCAGCACGACGATCGACTGCTCGCCGTCCTTGCCGGTCACGAGCCACGACGAGCCGACCGTGTACCCGTCGCAGACGGCGACGGTCAGGGCGGTCGAGGCCCCGGCGTCGGGGTCCGGCGACGTCTCGACGAGGATCACGCAGGACGGGTCGAAGTTGGCGACGGGGTTCGGTTCTCGTTTCATGGAAGGGCCTCGTAACCGGCGGTCAGGTAGTATGAGATCGCAAGGGCCGCGGTTGCCGAAGCCGACAACTCGCCGGTCACGTTTGCGCCCGACGGCGGCGCGTAGGGGTAGGGCGGCTGGCCCACGCTGTAGGAACTCGGCCACGTCGGCGCGTAGCCCCGCGTCGCCGCCACAGCCTCGCCGACCGCGCATCGGATCGAGCCTTCGCCCCAACCGGGCGCGACGATCCCGACCCGGTGCGGAAACGCCGCGAGCAGTTCCTGCCGCTCGGTCGTCGGCCGCACGATCACAGTCGGCACCTTCGCGAACACCGCGTCCTCGACGAGCCCGCCGGAGTCGGTCACGACGATCGCACGGTCGGCGAACCCCGACACATCAGTTCGGCCGTCGCGCGCGAGCAGCAGGGCGGCGATTGACCGATAGCCGAGCGGGTCGATCACCGCCCCACCGGCCGCCTGAAACGCCGTCAGGGCCGCCCCGTGGCCGGGGTTCCGAGTCACCCTCGGGTGGGTCGCCCACACCGGACGGTAGCCGCTCTCGGCGCACGCCTCGGCGATGGACACGACGGTCGCACTGAGCAGGCCCGGGTCGTCGGTCAACGCCGCCCGGTGCAAGGTCACGAGCGCCCACCGGCCCTCGTCGGCCGCAAACAGGGCCTCGATCCCGGCCCGGAACGACGGCCAGTCGCGGTCGGCGGTCGCCGCCCGGACGAGCGAGTCGATCCCGGTCTGCCCGACGTGG